CTTCAAGTTGAGCGTCTTGGATGTAGATGTTTCCTGCAGTTGTGTTACTGAAGTTATCTACATATATCCGAAATAGAGTGGTGCTAACGCTAAATGTAATAGACACTCTATACCAATCATTTCCAACACTTGTGATATTAGAATCTACGATTGTTCCGCTATCAACTAAAGTCAAAGTAGATAAATTGAATGTTCCAAATGGGTTACCTCCGCCAACTTGATTACACCATAAGGTTATAACATCTATTGTTCCTGCTTTAACATAAACTGATGCAGTGCTTACTCCGCTTGTTGATTTTGTTTGAGCAATATATGCACTTGCAACTGCATTTTTTGTTAAAAGCCAAGCATCATTGCTTCCGTCATACCCTGCCTGTCCTCCTGTATCGGTTGTATTACTATTTACCCAAGTAGTATCAAACTGATTTGATTGCAGAAAGAGATTCTCTCTACCCTTCTCAATTAAGCCATTAACATCTACCCTCGTAGCAGCAAGATTTGAACCCCTACTAAAAGTAAAGTTACCCTCCGCAGGTGTAGAACCATCTGTACCATCATTGTTTCCCGTAGCATCGGGATGTATAATACTATTGCCTAAAGGCTTTACAGTATCAAGTCTGCCATCCTTATACAAGGACGGAATCATTATTAGACTCGCTAAATCTTTTAAACTACTCATACTAATAATGCATTTAATTCAGTTTCAACACAATTCAAAGATTCTACATTACCACCATCAGCACTTACTCTAATGTCGTAGTTAGCAGAATATAATCTTGCATCAGTAATATCTGGGAAGGCATTTAAAGCCGTCTGTACACACGCAGGTGCTTCAAAGGTAAGTGCGTTAGCATTAGCGTAAGTTGTTAGCGTAGCGGTGCTGTCACCACTTAATGCTTCAGATGCACTTAATTTATACCAAGCCTGTAATCCGTTACTTTCTGTAGCAGATACTTGCTCGTAAGTTTTCCACATCACGGAATTTATCTCATCGCTTGAAAGTGCGCGGTTCCAAATCGCGACGTTGGCGAGGTTGCCGTCGAAAAAATCAGTGGGGCTATATGTTTGAGTACCAATAGCCGCGTTTTGCGTAGTGCTTATTGTTTGGCTTGTTGTGTTTGTTCCGTTTACACTTCCATTAATATATAATTTTTGTGTAGTGCCATCATAAGTGCCTACAACATATACCCATTCATTTGAGTGTGTTGTTGTCGAAATTATACTGGAACTGTTTAGTGAATATACTGGCGCTTCGCTATACCTTGACCAAATCAAAAAACCATCGTTGCCCGCATCTCGTGCGTCAAAAATCAATTTATTGCTTCCCGTATCATTCGCGTAAACCCACGCCGCAATGGTGTGGTTCGTATAACTGAACGGGTCGTTTAATTGGATGTAATCACTCGTGCCGTTGAATTCGGCAGAAGCATCTACAGGGAATGTTAATTTAGGAGGGGTTAAGAATCTATTGGCCATAACAAGTCCATCCTTTACATAGGTTAATAGTGTATTGCCCTTTGAAAGGACAGTATTTAGTAGTCCTAACATAGTTCATTACAGTGCTTTATAAGCCAATACCTTGCCCGATACACAAGATACGCTATCAAATTTACCGTAGATAATAGTGCCTTCGCCAAGACCTGCATTAGACAATGCATCACCCACTTGAGTAGTAGTAGTTACTACAGCACCTTCAATCGCTTGGATAGCACGGAAGTTCTCACCCGCAACAGAAGATTCGCCCGTCTCTAATAAACGGAAGCCATAGTCTCCTGTGGCTGATTGGTAGAAGTTTCCTTCTTTAACAATAGTTTCGTAAGCCATTATATTTTATTTTATTTAATCGTGTAGTTGTAGGAAGAAAACTAATCCCTCTCCCTCTATAGAATTTACAACCGAACCGCTATAACCTCCCTGTACATACAAGTAGTTCTTTTCTACCGAAGGAGTCGTTACAGCATCCTTCATATAACCAGTTCCTTGGTTTATTAAGTAAGCCATTAATCAAAGATAGTTTGGTCGCTAAACACCGCCTTATCGTTAATAGCCAAAGAAGCTATTCCGCTTTCAGTATTTAGTGTGATATTCACATAAGACTTCTCACCAGTACCTGTACCGCTGTTAGCCTCATAGTTCATCGTTAAGCCATCCATCCATCCCGAGATGGTTACAGTGTCGTTGTTATGTAAAAGAACGCAGCAGATGTCTTCCCTGCGGCTCATAAGGTCTATTTGATTTACCTTATTGTCTACAGCAGGAGTTTGGATAGTGATATCAGTAGCGACAACACCTAATCCATTAGAAGTATTCTTGTTCTCTGTAAATGTTGTAGTGCCGTCCTTTGGATTATGAGCAAAGGTTACGGTGTTTAATGTGTCTACTTGAGTTACTTGAGTCTCATCAATAGGGTCAAAAGTAATGGTCAAGTCTTTTTGTAATAATAGGACAGCTTTCTTGATACCCCCTGTAACTCGTTTGTTGCAGTTGATATCAATATCGCTTAATAAGATGCTACAATTGAAAGCCATATATTTCTAAATAAAAAGGGGAGAGGATTGCTCCACTCCCCCTTGTGTTAATTTACAAGATTTGCTATTATGCTACAGCAGTTGCAAAGTCAGCAGCAAGAATGCTGTATGAAAGACCTTGCTCGTCACCTGTTAAGGTAAGTTGGAAACGGTTCTTTTCAGCACGACCAGTTCCAGAGTTAGCATCAACAGTACCTGCGTAAAGACCGTAGTCCAAACCACAAACGTGGTAAGTTCCAGCAGCAGTTTTAACAAAAGCAACTAATTCTGCGCCACCTTTAGAGATGTCGTTAAGAGCAGTGATTTTGTCAGCAGTCATTTTAGGAAGTTCTACAGATACAGTTGGTACAGTCGCAACGATACCATCAGCACTTACAGTTTTTACTTCGCTGAATACAGAGAAGCCATCCTTGTTGTTAAAAGAAATTTGTGATACTCCAGTTACAGCAGTAGCAGCAGTTACTAAGCGGTCAGCGTCTGTTCTTGTCAAAGCAGTCAGAGCGTCAGAGCGGTTAGCAACGTGCAATTCTACGATACCGCCAATTGCGACATCGTCACAAGAGTAAGAAATATCAGCAAGAGTTACATTACAAGCCATTTGTTATAGGGTATTAAAGGAAGGGCGCAAGGCCCTTCCGTTATTAATTAATTATGCGAAGTCTTTTGCGTAGACAATCTCTTCACCTTTCAAGTAAGAGAAACCTAACTTGAACTGACCCCAAATCTTATCAGAAGACAATTCAGCTTCGTACTTCATATCAATAGCGCGAACGTCATTGTACTCATCAGTCAACATTACGATGTTCTGTGCAGCAGCAATCATAAATTCGTTAGCAGGCATTGATGGGAAGTGGATAACTTCCATACCGTAGTAGTTTGGTACGCCACCTTCTACAACACCTTGTGGAGTAGTAGTGTAAAGACCAGCGATAGCAATTTGGTAGTGTTGCATAGCAGCAGTTCCCAAGAAGATAGCGGGTTTGAAGTCACGGTCAGCATCTCCGTAAACAGCAGCCAACATAACGTCACTCATTGTTTCGTAAGCACCTTCCAATTTGTCAAGGATGTTAGCAGAAGTTAAAGCACCGTTAGTGTCGTAGTCTAACACAGCAGCATCAGCAGCCATTTCAGTAGTCAACGCAGTACCTGCAACAGTCAAAGCTTTCTCAGCAGACAATTTAGCGAAGTAGTCAAATACCCAATCCTTGAACTCAGCGTCCATAGTTTCTGGGTTGTTCTGACCTTTCTTCAAAAGAAGACCACGGTAAGAAGTTTCAAGTGCATTCTTACAGTTTAGGAAAGACCACTTGTAAGTAGTTACAGTCATTTCTTTTTCACCGATTGTAGCAGCAGATGCTCCGTCAAACACACAAAGGTCTGAACCGAAAGATAATGTAGCGTCAAAGATAGGTACGTTTACTTTAGCTTTAACACCATCTACAAGACGGAAACGGTTTAATACCGCTGCCGATTTTACCATAGTATCAATGAAGAGGTCTGGACGTCTGTCACCGTATGGCAAGTTTGATATTACTATACTCATTTTATTTTAATTTAAGAGGATTCGTTTAATTAATTTACAATAATTACTTGCGGTTAAAGAAGTTGTTAATCATATTAACCTTCTCGGGTGTAATACCATTAAAAACTACTGTCTTGTCTTCTACAGTTTCAGCTACTTCTTCAGCATTTTGTTCAGCAGCAAATTGCTCCTCAACCTCAGCTTCGTTAGCTACTTCCTCAGTAGATTCAGCTTCAAATTCTTCAGTCATTTCTTCCTTGACTTCTTCCTCTTCTGCTACAGGCTCTTCAGCCATTACTTCTTCCTCATCAGCATCTGCGTCTGCACTCATCTCGGCAGGAACTTCTTCCTCTTTTGGTGCAACCATAGACTCAATGTGCTTTTGAATCATTTCAAGGGCAGACTTTAAGTCTTCAACGCCAGCGAACTTTTCTTCAAAAGATGTCATAACTTCCAAGAGCGAGTTATTCTCGTTCTCTAAAGCCTCAATTCTTGCCTCGTACTTGTTAGCCATAGCCTCAAATTGAGCCTCTAACTTACCAAGTTCTTTGGCGAAAGCAAATTCATTCATTTGTTCTTCGTTATTAATTGTTGGTTTAATGTCCGCTTTAATCTCAATAGAGAAACCATTAATCTCTCCATTTTCAATTGCAGTAAATAATTCGTCAGACTCAATCTTTGCCTTTACGAATACGGTTCCGTTTGGTAGCTTGTAACCATAGTCTACCGACTTATCGTTATCACTCTCTTTAGTCCAAACTTCAAGCATAACCACTTCGTCTGTATCGTAGGAGTGGTTAATACCAAATGCGTTAAATAGTCCTTCCTTAGAATACTTGTACATAATCTGCTGAATAGTCTCTTCAGTAAATCGTACATAGTAGTATCCCATATCGGGTGAGAATCGTAGGATTTCCTTATTAGGAATCATAATAGGCCCTACAACCTCTTTCTTCTTTTCATCAGCAAACATCTGTACCTTCTCAACTTCATTGAAGTGAATAAAGTCTTCCTCAATAGCAGGCTTATCTACAAGAGAAATCTTGTACATCCCTTGAGCAATGTCTTCTAATGATATATCAAATAATGGTAGTTTATCCATTTTATTTTATTTTAAATCTGTCAAAAAAACCGTTGTAGTTATTTTTTATCCTTGATTTTACGGTCACCCCACGGGACGTTAGCCACATCTGCACTTGCCTTAACTGTTCCTTTTCGTATAGACTCAGCTTTTCTAATTGCCCAGTTAACGCCACTTGTTCCTCCCCAACCAAGCCAAGCCACATAGCCTCTATCTTTCCAAGGCGTGTCCTTAAATTTAGGGTCAATCGCAGCATTCTTTCTATGGCGATTAAAAGCAGCCATTCTCGCAATAGTTTCATACGATAGTTTTCTTTTTGATGCTAATTGGTTTGCACGAGTCCAACCTATATTAGTCATACCCTTAACTTCCTTTCCATACTTCTTCTTCCACTCAAGAACTTTCTTGGCGTTGTTAGTAGCAGATTGTGGGTAGTCGTTGTATGTAGCCATCAAATTAATTTACAATTATTGTAGTATTCCTTCTATGGTAATGTAAGCGTAATCATCGTA